AGTCATTGGTACTTTCAATGCCATGTGTATTTTCTTTAGAATATCGTCGGTATACTTACCGTATTCAAAGGCACGTTGTGTGCCTTGTAACTCTTTAATAACTATGTCGTTTCCGTGTATAATGTCTTCACCGGGTGCTAGATTATTGAATGCGTCAACAATTTCATTTATTTTATCTGGTCCGTAAGGCATATCTGGTAGACCGCAAGAAATATCAAATCTGGAACTAGCGTATTTATTTAACGCTGCCCCTATATCTCTTTCGGCATAATCTTTTAAATCTATTAGATACATAATAGGGTGTATATCAGATAACCCATATGCATAGTCTTCAAAAGCATTATTCTTTAGTTCTATTATCTCTTCAGGTTCAAATCTTATATCTTCTTTGTCATCACCTATTTTCTGATAGTAGTACATTACTTGACCGTGCTCATTCCTTTTAACATACATGTTCTGGCTTGAGCGTAAAACTAAATTGTCTCCAGTCCATTCTAAATATCCAGTTCCGAATATACGTGCATTCCGTAACCACCCATAAAGTATATTTTCCATGTTTATATCTCTGAACAGTTCTTCTACATCTTCTCGTAAGTCATCTTTATCAGTGACTATATCAAAACAATCTTTAACTGCGTAGAGACATGGTAGGTCTATTAAGGTTCTAACTATTGGGTCTGCTAGATAAACATTAAGATACATACGGTTACTACCAATATGTTCTTCGTATTTATCTGACGTTTGAAAACCGTAGTTAGAGTTAGATAATTTTAATCTCTTAATTACTCCTTCTCCATAACTTCTTGGGTCATCCTTTTTGAAGGTCGGTGCGCTGCCAATACTGGCAAAACGACGCCTTACATTATCAATAAACGACATGGCTAATTATTAATTAATATAAAATAGTATATAAAGCTTTCCTTAGAAATTGCCATAACGATGCTTATTTAACCGAACATTGCGTTGTCTTGTGGTAAAAAGTGCACGACCGGACACTTTTCCAGTCATACTTCTATTTATGCGTTGCGTCGCTCCTTGTTTCAAATCTACCTGCCCAAAACTACCACTTCCGGGTAACATACTTAAGGTTGCGTGTATACCCATTGCTGAACTATCACAATAATCATCATGCTTACCAGTAGGTGCTGCAATCTTTTCTGTTTTATTTGTAGCATCCATAGTATATTGTAAATCAAAGTGTTCTCTTATCCATTTGTTAATTAAACGGGCTTCGTGGGGTTTAAGATTTTCTGGGTTAGGTACTATAACTCTTCCTTGTTGTATATAAGATTGATAATCTCTATACATCTGGGTCTTACTACCTCTTGGTCCTCCAGTAAATATAAAGGCTATAAAATGTATTTGTGGTGTTGCATTAATAGAAGCTAGTCTGAGGTCTTGTTCGATAGCTCCACCAATGCCCGTACAATCCACAATAAGCTTATCAGCACCAAGAGCACTTGCGACATCCATAATACGCTGACGTTGAAATGGAATGTCATGGCCCCCAGTTCTAGGATTGATTTCTTCAATGTATATAAGTCTCGCAACATCATCTCCGATATTATCCCCCACAGGCTTCTCCCGTTTCCATCCTGTAATAACAGTAGAGTTAACAGATTTACCAACATCAACACCGATAGTGATGTTAGTGCCATAATCTCTACCCTGTTCAAGGGTTTCGGGGGTCGTAATTTCGAATTCATGTAAACAAGATTTAACCTTCTCAGGTGTAAAAACATTCGATACACTTTCTACAAACTCACACTCATATTCAGTTCTCCAATATATAGAGTCTTCTCCCCATTCCATCATCTTTTCTAACATGTCTTCTTCATTATAAGGAGCTGTGTAAGCATCGCCCGGTTTGATAGCATCTCTCCATGTATAATGTAATCTAGTATATGACTCTGCATATGCATCATCATACAAATAACGCCACATATGATTATCTTTTGATTTTGGGGTTCCCAAATTGATAAATGGTGCTTTGTTACTAACTATACATGGTTCTACATTATCCACGAACAATTTATCGTCGATGAGTGGAGACTCATCAACTATACAGAACGTAGGATGTTGGCCTCGTATAGCCTGTCCTTGGTTACTAGGCGCCAATGGAGCTCTACGCATCATTGTGCCCCCCTTCATGCGTATATGGGGCTTATTGTGAAATTTATAATTATCTACTAAGCTATCTAAGAACTTGTTATCTTTAAAGTTCCTATATACATACCCAAAGATTAATTGAGCTTGGTCCTCTGATGGAGCCAAAATAAATATTAAATCCCTAAATCTTTTAAAGAACATATAAATAGTGACAGATACTGCTAGGGCGTATGATTTTCCACTACCTCTAGGGGCTAAAATAGCTAGTTTACGTTGTTTGCCGTTCTTTGGATACGTTAATGACTTAACTATAATATCCTCTTGTAAAGGTCTTAATTTAAGAGCCCTTTGTTTATTATCTATTAGGTACGCTTGACAAAAAGCTCGTACCAATTTCCTCATTTTATCTTCGCTAGTTCTACACTTCTCGAATATATTCTCTAACTCTCTTGAATCGTAAGTGCCTTTACCGGTCAGTGCGGCTTGGAGCTTCTTCGATTCGTTCTTTACTGGTATCATCTGCTAAATCCTCTAAGAAGGAAGCAAATCCCTCTGTTTTCGTTTCTGTTACACTTGGTATTTCAATGTTTAATGCTCTGAATTCCGTATGTATGTCTTTAACGATTGCATTTCTTTGGCGCAAGAGCTCTGTTCGTAGGTTAATATCCCGAATATGTAGAGTAATTTCTTCCCAAAGTATATCTTCAAGAGCAAGATTGCGCGCCAGAAGACGGACAAGCTCTTTATGACGTGCATATTCACTTTCTCCTACCCTCTGACGTAATCTTTGCTCGTAATCCTTCTCGTTCAAAGTCCTTTGCCTTCATCAAGGGCTGATTTGACTTTAGACTTAACCAATGCGGCAAGTTCATCGTCCTTCTCATCCCAAGCTGTGACTAAAACATTTCTCACTAAAGAATCTTTTACGTGCTTTTGCGCTGTTTCATCTAGCTTTTCAAAAGCTTTTAACTGGACCTTTGTTAAGTTCTTGTCAAGTAACTCCATTAACTCTGCTTCATTATTCTTTAAGTATTTAAAAACTAATTCTTTAACTGCTGGTATAGTGTAAGCGACATAAGCGCCTAAAGCTAAAACCATTGCAGCTAATGCCATAAGTAATGGGTTATCCATTAAAGCATCTAACATTCCAGATTCTTCTACAGTATCCAATATTGCTGTAAGGTTACCCTCATTGTCAGCAGTGTTATTGTCTCCTGCTGTCATATTGCCATTATCGGCTGTATTGTTGTTTGTTTCATTCATATGTTGATATCTCCATATTTTTTTGTGGGCCACCCTTGGACACTGGCGTAAGCCGTCCTATGAAGCCTTGGCCCTAACGGGCGAGCCCTTAATAATTAGGTCGCCGCCCTATATAAGGCTTACTATTTATGGTTCTGGTAAGTCTTCTTCTTCACCAGTCATTCTAACTTTTTTTATCCATTCTACGCTAGTTGGTACTGGTCTTGGTCCAATCTTACCTGTTCCATCAGAAGCCATGAACTGTTGTTCTTTTTGATTGCCGGGGGCATCAATAGCTTCATTCTTTGTTATTGGAAAACCTCTTTTGGTCATCCTATTCCTCCTCATCTGGAAGTTCTTCTTCTGCATCAATGCAGTCGCACTCACAGCAGCAGTCTAACTTTAGTAATAGAGCTTCTATTACTTCATGTAGGCCTGCTACTTCTTGGCTTAATTTCTCTTGTTCGAAGTCGTTCATTTTTTGTTCTCCATCTTATGTCCTTGTTCTTGTTCCTTAGATTCTATCATTTGGGCTTGTTTCTGAGATGCATCATTATAATCAATAACAGCTTGCGCTTTTATCTTATAAAATGCAGTCTTCTCGGCTTGTTCTTGTTTCCACACATCTAATGCATCTTTGATAATAAGAAGGGCTGGCCCTCCTAAGATTGCTATCAAAGTTGTATATGCTTCAATATTCTCAAGAACAGCTGAATTATTAAGTCCCGTATGTATAACGAAACCTGCAAACCCAACCCAGAGTAAAACTAAGGGTACGGCAATCATAAACATAAATATGTCGTTAAAAGTTACTCCTTCTCTTGTTTGGTCTTTACTCATTCTTAATTGCTCCTTCTTTATTATTTTGCGTTTTGGAATTAGTTGTCTGTTTATATGTGGTACTCCTTTTAATGCTTGACGTACAAATTTTATGAGTACCGCTAGAAAGAGCATGATAGACATTCCAGCTAATATAACTGCTAATATCTCTAATATTACTATCCACTTAATCACTCCTCCTCACCTTCGTAGTTTTCTTGAAAGTTTTTCATTTGATATTCTTTAATCATTGCTTTTAAGTCATCTACTTCTGATATTAGTTTAGCTAGCATATTAGTGAGTATAAGCATTTGTGG